CAAGTAACTGGAGCCGTTGCAATAACGCAACAATTGCTTGATAAAGCTAAGGAAGAAGAATCCAAAGCTAAGGATAGCGAAGAAAAGAAAAGTAAAAAATAATGGCTAATACAACCAGCGTATCTAGACAGAACCAGCTCGATATAAAAGAGATCAAAACTGATGTCAAACATATCAGGGCCAATATGGTTCCAGCAAAAGACTTTTATCGATTGCAGGGAGCCGTAATAGTGGTAGGAACTATCCTAATGTCTGGATTTGGATATTTGTTTAGTCAAATTTAATAGGAGTTAATATGAGCTTAGTAGATATAGTATCTGATCATTTGTTTAATGACGATACAAAAAAGGCAATCATTGACGGTTTGAATGAAAAGATTGACATTCCAATAATCAATGAGAGAACTGAGGAAAAGATTCTTACTGCTATATATGATGTAGTAGAGGATGTAATGAAAAAGGTTCTAGGAGCAAAGTAGTATCGCAACAATAACCATAACCGTTTCTGATTTTGACCAAGTATATGGTACAAAATTCTTCCCAGATAAGCCTGAGATATGTCCACATTGTCATAATGCGACAATGAAGGATGTTGAGGTATTAGGTGCCTATGATGGTGCCTTATTTTGGGAATGTGAAACTTGTGGCGTTCAGTTGCTAAGGTTCAGTAAGAGAATTACTGACAAGCATCTTAGCAAGTTAAAGGAATTACACTTTGATTTAGAGGAGATGGATACAGTATGCGAGGGATTACCAAATTAGATAAAGGAGTGACTAAAAGGGGTATTATAACCCCTGATAAGCATTTTCCTTTGCACGATGTTCGTGCTATGAATTGCCTCTTGAAGGCAATAAAGATAATAAAACCTGATTTCTACTTGGATTTGGGAGATGTCGGTGAGTTTCAGTCTGTAAGTCACTGGCAGTGGAAAAAGAAAAAACGTCCACCTTTAGAGTACCAAATTCCGTATGTGGATAAGGATATTAAAGATGTCAATGCTGGGATGGATATGGTAGACGAGGCATTAGACAAGGTTGGTTGTAAGGAGAAATATCTTACTCAAGGCAACCATGATGAATGGCTTGATCGGTTTGTTATGGAGAATCCATATTTAACTGATTATACTTTCAAGAAGGCTATTAAGCTTGACGAAAGAGGATATAAATGTTATCCTGCTGGTAAATATCTAAAGATAGGTAGAATGAATTACTACCATGGACATCACTTTGCAGGGATGACTCATACGAGGAATCACTTGCTAAGATTAGGTGCCAATTTGATGTACGGACATCATCATGACTTACAGCAAAGTAGTGTTACTCACTTAGATGGAGTAAAGTCTGCTTGGTCTATAGGATGTTTAAAAGATATGACATCTGAGAAGAATGCATGGCTTGGTAATAGACAACATAATTGGGCTCATGCCTTTGCAGTGGTAGATTACTTCAGTGGTGGTTTATTTACAGTTCATGTAATAAACATTATAGAAGGTAGAACTTCACTGTGGGGTAAGCTTATAGAAGGTTAAATATGGCAAAACAACTGCTTGAAATAAACAAGTTTATGAACGGGACAGTAACTACTCCTGATGCTACTGATACCCCTGAGCAGTCTGCTAGTCATTCGCTTAATCTGGACTGTGTTAACAAGGATGGTGCATTACAGGGTGCTCCAATTAATACTTCTGTTACTATAGCTAAGGGCGATGGGACTGTCAGCCCTGCAGCTGCTCCAGATATAGATAAATCTGTAGTCCTAAAAAAAGTATCTAAATCTACTGGAATAGTAGAGGAAGACGTAGTATATTGGGAAGACAATAATAACAAGTTACATTTAATAAAAAATGTACATGCTGCTGATACTACAACACGTTTAGATCATGATGATTATCCAACTTTTGCTGATAATGATGGTATAGGTTTAACTACTACTCCATTGAAAGATGTTGCGATGGAGACGCATAATAAAGAAGTCCACATAGGTTTTGGTAATGCGAACTTACCCATGTGGGTAGGGTATACTAATCATAAGTCTCTAGGTAGGGGAAGCGGGATATTGATAGCTGAAGAAGCTGAGGTGAAGTATCCTTCCTCTGTACCACATCTTTATAAAACTGTACGATCTGGTAATGATTTTTATATGTATGGTATAAAATTAGGTGGTACTAGAATATGGAAGATAAATGGAACTACAGGAGCATTTGTAGCAAAATCAGATGCTGGTACTTTTTCCAATCTCCAATCTATTTGTACTGATGGTACTGATATATTTGTGTTAGACAGGATTGGGACTGGTAAGATTTTTAAAGTAGGGACTGATGACTTATCTCAGAAGGATGTTACTTATACTCTCCCAAGTACTTATGCTGGCCCAACTGGTAGTAATTATACAGATATAGAATATACTTCAACTAATACTAAACTATGGGTAGCTGCTTCTTATGACGGGGGTACCCCAGTAACACAATCTTCAACTGCTAAATTGTTATGGAATTTTACTGCTGGTTCAAGTGCTACTGTAACTCTAGACCCTAAGATGCCTAAGTTAACTGGTTATGCTAATGTTACAACTCCGGGTTCTTGGGTAACGGTACTTGATATGGATGGGACAATAACTGCTGCAGACTTTTCTGTTATGTCTGACAATCAAGTATATATTGCAGAGACTTTTAAGAGAAGTCTTGTTAAACATGACTCTGATGATGCTGCTATCTATTGGTTAGCAAGATATCCAAACTATAGTAGTGTATCTGATGATATAACTACTTTTACTCCATTATGGTTAAATAGGACTACAGCTGATATTAGTGGGAGTAATGTATTAGATAGGGTTAATAGTGTAACAGAAAAAAGAACCCTATGTCTTCATAGGATAAAGAATGATCATACTGATGTTACTGATTTTGTTCCTTTACATCATGTCTATCATCCTAATAATGCAGATAATAGAAATTCTGTTTTCTCAACTTGTGATATTAATAGTGCTATGATGGAGCCGCAAACTGATAGGTTATTTATTTCTGCTGATGATAAGATACAGAGATTGGCAAGTGCAGTAACTACATCGTGGACAACTCCAGAGACATCAGGAAATTATAATATTTATACATTAGGTGGAGTTTATGAGACTACTTATAGCGTTACTCCTTCTGGTCAAGACCCTAGAACTGATGTTAAAGTTATGCTTGGGTATCAACCAGACGCTGATGGAAGTGGAACTTATTCTGGTAATACTTCTGTTCTTGCCTTATTAAGGGCAAGTGGTACTGCTGGTATAGATACAATTGCAAATGATTTTGCAGCTGGAGCTACTCAGACCTTGTTAAAAGATCATAGTGTGATTAGTCTAACAAATTCACAGGGCGATGGTAGTAATAATGGGGATTTACAGGCTGGTTATGGTTATTGGTATAAATTTTCTATGTTATTTGATGGCTATCAAGAGACACCTCTTTGTACGGAGAGTTTTGCATTTGATCAGGCTGATTCTGGCAATTCCTTAGCAACAGCTAACAGGCTTAGCAGGATTGTTATAAATGATAAAGATCAGATTCCAAGTAGAGCCTCTAGTATTAAAATTTATAGAGCAGAAGCTACATCTTCTTCTGCAACTACCCCTGTATCATTATTTAGACTTGTAGATACTATTTCTTTAGCCTCTGGATGGACTGAATCTGGTGTTACTTTTTATAAGGATATTTCAGATAAGGGAATAAAGGGAGCGTCATATGAGGCAGCATCTGGATTACCAGAGTCGATTGAAGCTACTTTGCCTAAATATGGTGTATCGGCACAGTTAAATAATCAGCATTATATTGGTAATTGTTATCATCCCGGTTATATAGAAGATGCTACTTCTTATGTTTTTGCCTCTAAGGTAGGTAAGTTTGATGTATTTGATTGGGTAGTGGATTTTGTTAAGCTACCTACTGTTCCTACTGCTTTAATAGGATTCAATGGGCGTATATTTGCATTTGATGATACTAATACATATAAGATAGTTGGTTCTCCGGGTCTTTATATAGAAGATATATTTGAGGGAGTTGGATGTTTAAATGACGATGCTATAGTAGCTACTGATTTTGGTCTATTCTTTGCTGATAATCAAAATATATACCAACATAATGGTAAGTCAGCAGAGCCTATAGGAGAACCTATTGTAAGGGGAGATAGTTTATATTCTTGGCAGAATAGAGATAAGACTTATCATACAAGGGCTATGTATGATGCTTCTAGAAGAAGTGTATATTTTACATTTAGGGGTGCTGCTGGTACATCAGTTGCAAATAATTACTATGCTTGGGCTTGGAATATTCCTAGAAAAAGATGGGATATGCTGTCCTTTGCTGACACAGAAACTACAACTCAGCCAAAAGGATTCTATACTTTGAATGATTCTAGTATTAATGTTAGTACTGGTTCTGGAGTGGTGAATTTTCTTGGTCATGCAAGTACAAAAAGACAATGGGAATGGGTATCAAAAGATTTAACTATGGGGAATGACACCCAAGAAAAGAATGTGAGGTCAATATTAGTGCCTACTCGAATAAAGGCAAATTATACTGTAAATAGTGCTAAACCTGCAGCTGGGGATCAGCTCGGTGCTGCTAAAGTAAGGGGTACTTATCGTATGGATATTGAGTCTGCAGACAGAAAAACTACTAATCTGAAGGTAAGATTGGATTCTAATGCTGCTGGAGATGAGTGTGGTGCAGTTGGAGTGTTGTTTAAGACTAAGAGAAGTCCTAGATAATGTCTGATTTAAAAGTAAAAAGAGCACCAGCTGTAACATCAAATGATAGGGCGTGGACTCAAGTATACGATGATATAAATGATATTGTTAATGCTGTTAATAACAAATCTTCTGGCGAATCAAGAACAAAAGGTACTTCTGGAAATGATGGGGATATTAGATTATATAAAGATACTGATGATAGTAAATATTTTATAGAAGGAAAGTTTAAAGACGGTTGGGCTAAGCGTCAAATGATTTTTACAGATAAGGATGAAACAACACAGGACGAAGTAATATCATATTCTGCTATTGCAGGATTTATTAAACCAGATGGTTCTGTCCCGTTTACAGCTACTCAAGCTGGGGTTAGTCCATCTAATAATGCTGATTTAGCTACTAAGGGTTATGTTGATAATTTATTAGAAACTGAAGATACTTTATCCGAGTTAAATGATACTACTATTACTAGTGTTGCTAATGGTAACATGTTGAAATATGATACTGGTACTAATACATGGATAAATTTTGCTGCTAATTTTCTTCCTTCGTACGCTGTTAATGATTCTTATACAGGGAGTAGTCTTAATCCTACAGTATTTGGGTTAAAACAAACTGGTACAAGCAGTGTTACTACTATTCGTGGGGTAAGAAGTGCAAATAGTAATATGACAATTACATTAGAGGAGAGCCTAGAGAGTGGGGCATACCTAAAATTTAATGTAGCCTCACCAACTGGCATAACAAGTGTAACGGGATATGATGTAGTCAGTGATGGATATGGTTCTGCTGTAACTGGGAATACTTCTTTAAAATTTAATGATGACTATGATACTGGTAGTAGTACAGGAATATTCTTTGAAGTAACAGATTCAGGTAATGATACTATTGTAACTCCAAATATTGTTGGTGCCCTTACTGATACTAATACAACCTATACAGCTATGGGTTCAGGAAACTCTTATGCTGCTGGTCTTGTATTAGCAGGGAGTAACACTCATGCCAATTCCTTTTTGCGTAAGGATGGCAGTTGGCAAGTCCCAGTAGATACTAACACCGATACTAATACTCAAAATATATTTGCAAGTTCATGGGTTGATGATTCAGATGATGTTCTTTTAAGATTAACAAAAAGTGGTGCAAGTTCTGGGACACAAGACATAAAACTAGTGGCTGGCTCTAATATATATTTGACCCCTAGTGGTGCTGATATGACTATAGCTGCTAATAATACTACTAGTTATGCTCTAACAAATTCTAGTTCTAGTGGTCAACAGGCAACTTTAGTAACTGTTAATACTGGTACTGCTGGGAAACTTAGAGGTTTTAAACAGGGTTCAAATATTACTATTTCATCTACGGATGATGGAGTAGATGGAGATGGTTATATTACAATAGCTGCTAGTTTGTCTAACGCTACAATAAGTGCTTCAGAGGTTAATCCTGTCGGGGGCTATTTTACTTGGGACTCAGCAGACATAAGATTTATAGACAATGGGGGAATTACTTGGGCATTAGGAAGACCCGGAAGTAATGTTACAACCGTAACTCCATCATTCGCTCTGCCTAGTCACAACCACGGTGCTACTGAAATAACATCTGGCACTGTAGCCGATGCTCGATTACCTTCTGATTGCGGAGCTAATACGAGTTATGCTGCATCGAGTCATAACCATGATTCAACCTATTATACAGAAACGGAAGTCGATACATCATTAGCCTTAAAAGCAAACCTATCTAGTCCTACTTTTACAGGTACAGTGACTTGTGAGGTGATAAGGTTGTCTAGTGATACTGATGTTAGTGCTACTTCCACAGGTCACGGTCTTCAAATTGGGCCAACTAATAGTTATAATTTTGCAATCGACAATAATGAGCTTATTGCTCGTAATAATGGAGCAATATCCACACTACACTTATCTCCAGATGGGGGGCCAACTTCAGGAAGTTATGATAATATATCGGTTACGATGAATCATAATGTTAGTGGTGGACGTATAAATATTTATGAAAATGGAGATGTCGATTGTTTGAATTTAAAGGCTAGGGCAGATGTTTGGGCGTACACTTCTTCTGATGTTTCTTTAAAAGATAATAGAAAGTTAATAGAAAGCCCATTAGATATGATATCTAAAATTGGTGGATATTCTTTTGATTGGAACAGTAAAGCAGCAAGCCATTTGAAGGGTCATGATTATGGTATAATGGCTAATGAAATAGAATCTGTAATGCCAGAACTTGTTACTACAAGAGATAATGGTATAAAGGCAGTAAGATATGATGGTATAATTCCATTGCTTATCGAAGCTATAAAAGAATTAAAAAATGAGGTGAGTAATGGCGTTTGCAGTTGTCAGTGATTGTAAACTTAGCGACCTAAGAAAGATAACTGATGGTAGCGGATATGATGCTTCTGGCAGCACTTCTGAAACTAAATTAAGAGCTAACTGTGCTAATAGCAGTAGTGCTACTAATGTTAAAATGACAGTTTCATTCTGGCCCGGGACAAGAACATTAACAATAGCTGGCCCCGGTAGAGTAAATGATGCTTTTTTTGTATTACCTCATAGCTCAACCAGTACTCTTACTGGTACGCTTACTTGGTCAGGGGGTGGGACATACTTTGCTTCAAGGTGTTTAAATCAAAATAGTAGTAATTTAGGTTCTAAGTGGCAGTTAAATAACAGTGGAACTTCCACTGCTAGTGCGAGTCTTTCTGGAAATGACAGTATCTCTTGGAGTAATGGTAATGGGACTGCTACTTCACAATCTTTCTCAGTAACACCCGGAAGCCCTGCTGGTACAGATTTTATGGAAATGATGCAAGTGGTAGAGGCAAACAATTGTTGGGAAAGGTTTTATTGTAATACTTCTGGTGGGAGTGCTGCTGGCAATGTTCATGTTACGAGTGAGTCTAATGCGAATGGGACTCTCACAGTCTATGACCAAGATGGAGGAGGATTTTAAATGAAAAAACTATTTGTAAATAACAATTACCTTCGTAAATTGCAAGGGAAAAAACTATCTTAGGAGATATATAATATGGCGTTTGGTTTAGGTGGTTTATTAGGAATCGGTGCAAAAGGTATCGGAAGCATGCTCGGAAGCGAGTTTGGTCAGAATGTTATAGGCGGTATAATGGGTAACCAGAAGATACAGCAAGGTATCGGTCAGCAGAATAAAGTCATTAGTGGTTTAGGGGATGAAGATAAGATAAGGGGTGTCTGGGATCAGTCACAGGGTATAGTCGGCAAAATGACTAATTTTGGTCAGTATTCTGGTGCTGCTATGGATTTAGCTAGTCAAAAAGGTAATCAAGGTGTAGAAACTGCTATGCAGATGGGCCAAGGTGGTAGTCAAGCGAATGCTATAAAAAATCGTTTAAAGCAAGGTGGTATGGCTGAAGCATATGGTGCTTTTAATAAAGGATTAGGTCAAGCTGGTGCAATGCAAATGAATATAGATCAGGGTGTCTCTGGAGAAATGTCAAAACAATTGGAACACCAACGTGATCTTCGATTAGCTCAGGGGCAAGCTATGCAAGAACAAGGTGGGATGATGATGCCTGATATGTTTGGAAAAACTGGGTTGCTAAGTAAGATTGGTGGCGGTTTAAAGGGATGGGCCAATAGATAATGGGTGTTTGGGATTATATAACTGGTAAAGGTGCTCAAACTCCTGCCTATACAGATTTAGGTGGAGCTGTTGATTATAGAAATCAGATGAAAGAGCAATATGGTCAAGACAGTGATCGTTATAAATCAATCCAATCTGATATAAATCAAGCTTATCGAGGGACTGAAGGCTCTGATGATCCGTATGCACAAGCTGCACAGAATTGGGGTGGCATATCTATGGGTGCTCCTGCTCAAATGGATAGATCATTAGGTGGAGATATAAGAGGTTTATTAGGTATGTTTAATCCCTTTAAGGGTGCAGCAGGTGGAGCTCAGTCTCAGCAATCCCCTTATATGAATCGTCCCGGTGCTCAAGGGCCGCCTGCACCTCAATCTCCTAATATATGGCAAAGAATTTGGGGAGATAAGGAAAGTAATAAACAATTTGTGGATGATCAAAGTAAGAAATTTGGGGAATCTGGGATAGGAAAATTTTTAGAAGGTGCTGAGCAGGCTGGACAAGGGCCAAAAACAGGAGTGTTTAATAATAAAGATGGAACGACTTCACAAGAAGTATACGATGAAGAGACAGGGACATGGGGCCCTGCACCACCTCAAAGACAACAACAGGGGCCACCATCTAAGTGGTACCAACAACAACCTTGGTAGGAATTAATTATGGCATATATACCAGATTTTAACGCAGCATATAGTTGGATGGGGAGTCCTAAAGAAGCAGCTGAGAGGGATGCACAGACAGCAACTACTGGATTCCAAGATAGAATTATGTCTGAGGCATTGCCTATTCAGCGAATGATGGCTGGCGGTAAACTAGATAAAGCTTCTATTGGCAATATGAGACCAATGGGTAGTGCTAATGCTCACTATCAACAATTAAGAGAAGATATGCCTAATTCAAAGGGCATTGATCAACAAATGTTTCAAGAGATGTATGGATATGGTAAGCAAAATTATGATATGAACTTAGCTAATCAGGTTGCTACTGCGAGACAAGCTGGATATGACGATGATGATCTAAGAAAAGCTTTTAAGGGCAATCCGGGAATGCTCGGTTATATGTTGGACAATCAATTAATAGAGCCTAAATCTTCTTTTGACATGGATATAACAAAAGCATTAATAGCAGCAGGTGGATATGGTGCTGTAACTTATGCAAATAGATTAAGAAAATTTGTTCCTCAGGGAAAAGAAATTGTAAAATTACTTGGTGATCAGGGTGTGAAAATGCGTGGGTATGACAATGTTGGTAATAGATTAAGAGCACCCGGTCAAGGAGTGGGTTCAATAAAGAATTTAACCGTAAAAGAATTAAGTGATCCAACTGGGCCTTATAAATTTACAAAGACACAGGCTGAAAAAATTGTTAGTAATCGAAGTAAAGGTATCCTTCCTAAAGTTGCTGGACAAAAGGGCAGGACTGGACGTCTTGTAACTAAATGGTTATTAAGAGGTCAGAAAGCTGCTAGGATTGGACGTCTTGGTTCTGTTGCTGCTATGGGTACAGGTGGAGGCTTTTTACCCGGGTTAGCTGGCCTTGCCTTATTTGAAGGTGGAATGTGGGGAATAGGGCAACTATTAGATGCTATTGGTGAGGATTAGCGTGTGGCTGTTCCTCAACAATTTAAACCTAGCTTAACTCCTCAGCAGGTAACTAATTATAGACGGCTGTATGATCAGCAGCCAGATAAATTCGATGATCAAACTCTAGAAGCGTTAGAACAACACGCTGAATATTATAAACTTCCTTTTGCAGAAAATCAAGAATCATTTCTAGGTAAAACTGGAGAGGTTATGAAACAGGCGGGTGCTGGATTTTTTAGCGGATTTACTACTTTTAACGTCGGTGATCCTCCTAAGGATGATGCAGAGGCTATTGGTCGTAATATAGGACACTTAGCTGGGTTTGTTGGATATATTCCTTCAATGCCATTTAAGTTAATGGGTGCTTATAAATTAGCCCAAGCAGCAAAGGCAGCTAGAGGGACTTCTGTCCCGATGAGGATTGCTAATTTTGCTACTAAAAAGGCTGGTAAATTAACTAATAATATATATGGTAAGGCTATTGGTGCAAGGGCTGATGCTGCTAAGACTGCAGTTGGCTTTTTACAGAATAATGTTGTAAAAGATATGGCATCTGGAGGATTTCATCTTGGTGTTGCTAGTGCTGTTAGCTCTTGGCAGGGTGGTGTTGATGAGATGTTAGATTCTTTTATACACGGTGCTGAGACTGGTGCAGTGTTCAGAGGTATAGGAAATCTGATACAAACTGGATCACCTGCTGCTGATAAGTCTTTAAGAACATTATCTGCTTCATTATACACTGGGTTACCTTCTACTGCTAGGGGAGAAACAACTCCAATGCAAATATATCAATATCTATTAGGTGGATATTTTGGGTATAATGAAATGCCTGTTCATAGGCGTATGGGTCAACAACACTTATCAAAGATGATGAAACAAGGAGTAAGAGACCCAGAACTTGTAGTTGGATGGGATAAAATAGATAAGCCGGGCCAAGATTGGGTTATAAAGAAGGTAAAAGAATTACATGAGCCCGTGAACGCCTTAGCTGCTGAGATAATGTCAGCAGTACCGGGTATTAACGCAGAGGAGGCTCAGAAAAGAGCTAGTGAATTTATAAAGTCTCAGGAAGAGAAGGAATCTATACAGTTTAGTACCGAAGGTGAACCAGTAAGAAATTATACTGAAGAAGAGTTTAGAGAAATGGATTTGAGTGGGGAAGATGTTGATGCTCAAATAAAACCAGCTCAACTTTCTATAAATGCCAAAACTTTTGTTGATAGGAATATGGAGGGTTATCTTGAAGGAAGACCTATAGGAGAAAAGTTACTTATAGCAAAGGATTTAAACGATGAATGGACTAGGCTTTTAAAGACTGAAAAGTCTGAGAAAACAGGAATAAATCCCGGTGAAGCTATGTCCAAATATATTCTGGAGAAACATCCTAAATTTTCTCAGTTAGAAGAAGATTATTCATATTGGCGTGGCCTTGGTTATATGAGGACAAGACAAAGACCTGTTAATATGATTACTATTACTAATGGTAAGGCTAGGATAATGACTCTAGATAAGAACGGTCTTGCTCAAAATGATGCTGGAAATAAAAAACAGTTAAGTCAAGAGCCTAAATCTATAGAGAAAGTTTGGCTTGAAGATTGGAATCGTAAGGTAGGTGGGGAAGAGACTGAAGCATATGGTGTATATGCAATATTAGATCATATGGTCAGGAGTACTCCTACTGGTATGAGAGAATTCGATCTTGGAAAGTATGAAGATTATTTAGCTAAGCGTAATGCAACAAAGAATCATAGAGAATACGCTAATGATGAGGATATAAATGCTGCTAAAAATGAATATGACAAAGAAATTGGCAGATTAATGAAATTTATGAATTATAGAAAGAAGTTAATAACTTATAAAGATGGTACACCAGTCCTTGATCGTCATGGTAAAAAGCAATATTATAAGCATGATATGTATTATTATGGTGGTAGGGGTGATGCTGAAAGAATGTATTTTATGAAATATCACCCAGATGTATCAAGAAATAAAAAGGTTATAAAAAAAGACTTGGCATTTATAAAAGCCACTTTGAAAAAGGCTGGGGTAAAGGAAAAAGATTTAAAAGCAATAGATAAGAGTAGAGAAGCCTTCATAAAAAGATATGGAAAGGGTATTGGCGGTGAAGATACTTTAGCTGGTGAGATATTTGATAGATCATACATATCAAATGTAATATACGATATAAGACTGAATGGATATAAAAGTCTTAGCGATTTTAGTAAGGTACTAAAGAAGGGGTATGTAAATAATGCGAAAGGTTTTAACAAACGTGCTCAAATCTGGCTCACATCTGGTTACTCTGCTGATCCTGAAGCTGTTGCTCTCCATGTTGAGAAAGCTAGACGAGGTAAGAAGGCGATAGAAAATGATAGTTTAAATATACAATTAATCGAAGATTTGGGAGATGAGATAAATCATGTAGTAGGTACAGCTAGCAGTAAACACTATGAAGTTTCTGATGGTGGCATAATAGGGCGTTCTGACGCCATAGATGGCTTAAATTACGGGGCAGGGCTTCCTTTGGAAGGTGGGGTCAATAAATCCTTTATAGTGTCTCCTAGTGCCCAATATGGAGCTCTATTGGGTAAGTACATGATACATTCAGCTTCTCCAAAGCTTGAAAAGTATATGCATGATAACAATATTCATTTAATAATCCCCAGATCAGCAGCGAAGCAGATAGGGGAAAGAAAAGTAGGTAATATTTCATGGGTTCGTAAGAAGCCTAAGGTTGATGCTGAGATATATGAATTACCAATTAGAGATATAAAAATAGTAATGTCTGAAAAGACAGATAAGCATAGTATTGAATCTCAGCATATGCCAAAACAGATGTTTATGAATTTTACTCCATATTCTTTCTTCGACCCTAGTCGTGCTCCTTTTAAGAATGCAAATCAATATAATGAAGCTATGGGTAAGATTATGGATGATATGTATCAAACTCTTAGCGGGAGTCGTGCTGCAGGTGAAGAAGAGTATAATACTATAGTAAAAAAATTAGCTGAGAATCCAACTGCTTATGAGGATGATATCCCAAAAATTCTAAATAATTTAGATAAGGTTGGTGTACATGAACTACTCGGTGCTATAAAGAAGCCGGGTAATGAGTTATTTGCTAATCAAGTTTATGCTAAGATACAGAAATATAATCGAGATATCATTGAAGATATGCGTGCTGATGGTGAATATACTGATACAGAATTGAAGAGCATGAAAGATGAAATGGCTAATTATGTCATTGTTCATGATAGGATACAGAAGCTTATCCCAAGAAGTATAGCTGGATTTTTGCATAAATACAGTCGTGATTATAGGATGTCAGTAATAAGAAACTATATTGTTAATGGTATAACGAGACCCAAAATAGGCAATAGTGGTTCTACTAGGATGAGACCTTATGAGATAGGTATGTCTAAGGAAGGGATTACTGCTGATTTGGAAAAGAGAGATGATATATTTTTCTTAGATGAGGGATTTAGAGAATTAGATGTTGATGTTACTGGTATAGGTAAGAAACGTAAACGTAAACTTGGAAAATTATGGGATGATTACCAAGTATCTTTAAAGAAATGGGATGAAAAGGCTAAGAAGTATGTGAAGATAAAGGGTGCTAAGAGAGATAAGCAATTAGAAGAACTGTTTAGAGCTGTTCTTGTTCGTGTACCTATGGATTCTATGAGTGGTGCTCACGCTCTTCATTTTAAAGGATTTACAGGAATTCGTGGATATGGATCATTACTTCATGGGAGAACTATGAAGGCTCTTGGAGGTGCTGATCTAGATGGGGATAAAGCTTTTGTGTTCTTTGGTGGTAGAGCTACTGATGGTACTGGAGAAGGTTTTAAGAAAGATTGGAAAGATGCGTATGACTGGTCTAAGAATGAGTATGTAGTAGAATCTGCAGATGGTAAGCCTATAGAGGCAGATAATAAGCGAGCTATAAACCCATTTACGGGTAAGACTTATCATTCAGAATTAACAGTTCAGCCTGATAAGGCAACTGGAGAAGATATTGTTTATGATCTTGGGAAGAATAAAGCATTGCAATATGATCCTGTGTCCAGACAGACTGCATCTAATGCAGCTTCTGAGGGTAGGGGACAATTAAAAGTTGCTGTTGTTCAGTCTGGGACTATAAGATCAGCTTATGCTGCAATAAGAGCTGCTGAAGATTCTACTGTTTTCGTGAAGATAAAAGTGAAAGACTTTACAGAAGATTTAACATTGAGGGTAAGAGCTAAAAAGGGTGATACTAGTTTGAGGGCATTCAGAGGATTAACTAGGGCTGCTGTTGGATTAGCATCAGACCCTATGGATGAAGCTGGATTAAAATTTGGTAAGCGTGGTGAAGAGCTGTTAGAAAAGCAGACTGATGCTCTATTTGAATATAAAATTATAGATAATAGGCATATGGTAGGTAATAAACAGAATCCTAATTTTGGTAAGCCAGTTCATAAATATGACAGACTAATTAAACCTCATCATAAAAGAAGTGCTGTAATAAATTTAATGAAAGATATTAATCAAGGATTATATAGTAGGAATTTTGCTGAGAATAGAAGATTTCATATGTGGGAAATCCATGAGAGACTAGAAGGGATAAATGATCCTGAAAAAGGATTAGCTCCAGAACAAAGAAATACATTTCTCCCTAAGTTAGCAACTGATATACAGGGTCTTGATTGGAGTGATGGTGTTCTTCAAAGATTAAAAGAAACAAACTTAGATAGATTATATGAAGAACATCAGGGTAGTTTAAAAGCTTATGATTGGTTGAGAGATGCTCTTGGTCGTGAAACTATGGCTGTTCCTATGAGTGCATATTATAAATTAGCTATGAAGTATAAGCTTTATACAAAAGAAGGTATGGAATCTCAATTAGATAAGCAGCATCCAAGATACAAAAGGGATATTTTAGGTGGGGATAAATTTAAATATTATAATAAAAATAAATTTGATAAGTTTGATCCAGATAATATAGAGCAGCGTACTAGACATTTAACTGATATTGTTAAAAAGGCAGAAGACTTTATTATTAATGACTTATCTGATATGGCTAGTATAAAATATATAGTAAAGAAAGCAAAGAATATTTCTAATTCTAGGATAAAAGAGATTGCTGAACAAGCAGATTTCTTGAAAAAGAATAGTTATATACTTGCCAATAAAGCTAAGAAGATAGATAAAGAGAATTCATCGCTTGACCAGTATGAGGTATCATTTTTAGAGGCTGCTCATGATAAGATATATGGTGATAAGCAGTCTGCAGCTTTGAATCAGATGCAAATCGATAAGAGAATAGAGCAGTACAAAGAACTTATTACACCTGAAGAAGCTGATTTATTTGATGCTTTTATGCTTGGTACCTTATGGCGTGGAAGAAAGTTTGATAAGAAAGCTTTTTTTAAAGAGCATGGCCCTCCTAGAACTGAGAGAGTTGCTAAAGATATAGAGAATATGATAGGTGATTCAAAGAAGACTTCTCTTTCTAGGATAGGATTTGCATCTTCGGCAATATCTGATGCCTCTGTTCGTAATATGTTAAAGGAATACTCTAAGTTATTTGATTATACTATTGATATTCCAGACGTTAAAACTGCTGAAATTCTTGTAAAGAGTGCAGAGGAATTAGACAGACCTAAACCATTTTTTGATTCTGATGGCAATAGAATTGAAGGAATGGTAGTAGAAAATCCAGAGAAGAACGCTGAAACGCAGTTATACTTCGATGAGTATGCTCCATTTATAGGACTACATAAGGGAGAGTTATCAAAAGAGGCTAGTGAGTTAGCTTATAGAATAAAAGATCATCTAGAGCATTATAATAATATAGTTGGAAAAGATTTAAATGGTGTTATGAGATGGCTTATCAAAAAAGATATAAATCAGGCGTCATTAGAAGATTTTAAGACTTTAGATAGATGGTTTTCTCAAACTAGAGATGGTAGTTGGTGGCAGAAGATGATGAGACCAGTGAAAGATAAGTCTGCAAAAATAAGCCCTTGGCATCATCTTATGTTTCCGAAGGCTATTGGACAAGATTTGATGAGGTTTGATTTAAAGTTAGTCGAAGCTCGTGCTCCATATAAAGATAAGTATGGTTGGGTTCATGGCAGAGTAGTCCAGCCTGATAATATGATGACAAAGATGCAAGGTGCTGTGCACACTATGCAGCAGCAGTCTACCCAGATGTATGAACAAGAAAAAGATTTATTTGATGCTGATATGCGACCATATCTTGAGGGTATTCCTGATGGAGCTGAATTATTTAGAGTTGCTGTAAGACTTAGAGAGTTTAAATATGCGACTTCTCCAGAATTTAGAAAAAGATATAAAGCTGATACAGCTACCTTTAATGCTTTTTCAAAGGAGTATATTAATAAATGGAACGAAATTCAAAAAGAATATGATTGGGAAGCTTTAAAAGATAAAATATATGATGTACCAGTTGAAGGTGGAAGAGTAATCAAGTTAACTGGTAATCAAATAGTGACAAATATTAATAATATAATTACTAGATGGAATAAAAGAGTTCATGGATGGATGACTGGAGAAAGGGATATGTTTGGTCAGAATGAATGGCAAAGATCATATAGCTCATTAAGAGGTAAGTATAAAAATTATGCTGGTGATTATCATATTGTTGAAAAGTTTTTGAAGAAATTCAACGAAGCTGTAGTAAAGGGTGAGAGAGTTGACTTATCTGAAGGCATTGATGGGCTTAGAGAGATTGCAAAAAGTCAAATGATTGCTGAAACCCCTAAGAGACACTCGGCTATAAAAGAAAATATAAACTTAAAATTAGAAATAGAAGAAACTGGTGATCTGGGCCCTGAAGGATATTGGCCTCATGTTGCTGGTGATAGGAAACTTGCTGCAAATGGTATAAAAGATTTGATAAAAACTCTTGAAGCTGATCCATTCATGGATAAGAGAACAAAATTAAAAGAGCTAACAAAGGCTATATATCATTATAAACAGGTAACTGGTGATTGGATGCCAAATAGTGAAATCAATGAGCCATATGAACAAGCTTTTAATGTACTGAGAGAGATAAATACTAAGCAGCAAAAGAAAGGTGAGGGTGTATCTTGGTTTACCAGTATAAGAAAAGTAGGTTCTCAACATTCTCGTAATGCACATATACCCGGATGGAGTATAGAGCCTGAGGTATATTCTAATTATATGAAGGGTGTTATTGATAATATGCATAAGCATGCTGCACAAATCAAGGTGAGATCAGATATATATAGATTTGCAGGAGAACATCATAAGAAGACTGGTGATTGGGCACATACATTTGATTGGGTTGATTTCTTTAATCTATATGCTCAAGATGCCCTTGGTTATCCACAAAAAATACCTGATCGTGTCCTTAATAATGATAGTATGAAAATAAAAGGTACTCCATATGCTTGGTGGAATGATAGTAATGTTAAACGAAGAGTAAATGATATTCGTAAGAAGCTTGGCATTGGAGCTGAAAAAGAAGCTGGCCTTCCTGAAGAATTAAAGGGTATTGATTTTGGTGTATTGGCAAAATGGGGTAATTTAGAAGCTAAATATCAACTTGCATCATTACTCGCTCATCCAAAGAGTGCTGTAGCCAATCTTTATGGTGGTACTGTGCACACGTTAGCCTCTACTGGTATGGAAAATTACCTAAATGGTCGTAATGTTAGATATCTACAATCAAATGTTAATCCAGAGTGGAAGAACTTAACTGATGTTCAGGACTGGGTGTATAAATTAGGTGTAGTAGAAGACTTTCTTATTTATGAGGCTGGGTTAAATCCAAAATTTAAAGGTAAGAAATGGCAAGAGTTTTTTGCTGAAGCCTCTGGTAAGATTAGAAAAGACCCTAAATTAGAAGACGTAGAACTAAGGTCTATTGCTAAGAAACATGGTATCGCAGATACAATCTTTAATAAAGCTGCATGGTTCATGCGAAGACCAGAGAGAACTCTCCGTAGAGATGCCTTTATGGCCCATTATCTGCAAGCTAGGAATAACTTTGAGGGTGCTATAACAAGATTTGATGACCCTGTCCTTATTAAATTAGCTAAGGAAGGTGTCAAGTCTACCCAGTTCTTATATTCAGCTCCATTTAGACCAGCTTTTGCTAGGTCTACCATGGGTAAGGTTATGACAAGATTCCAGCTCTGGTCATGGAATTCTGTAAGATTTAGAAATCAAGTTATAAGTGAAGCAGCCTTAAGAGGCTGGAAAGAGGGTACAGAAGAGTTTGAAAGATTCAAGAGGTTGGCTACTCTAGATATGATGATGCTGGGCTTATCCTCTGTATTTATGTATTCACTATTCGAAAATGCTCTACCTGCTCCTTGGAACTGGCTCCAAGATTTAGCTGACTGGGCTTTTGGAAATGAGAAAGAGAAAAGTAGGGCGTTTTTTGGAACTTATCCTACTGCGTTGGCTCCTTTACAAGTGATTACTCCTCCTATTGCAAGGCTGCTTCCACCTTTATTTAAAGGTATGGTAACAGGGGATTATGATAGATTAGCTGGATATTATGTTGCTAGTATGTTTCCTTTTGGAAGAATGGGATGGGATGTATTTGGAGAAGGTGGACTAATAGACAATCCAATGAGGTCAGTAGAAAAGATAACTGGCTTACCCTATATGCAATTTGCTAGAGAATATCAAAAAGAAAAAGAAATAATAAAGCCTAAAGGATTTTTAAGCTTAGTTGGGAATGCACCATCATGAAAAATGAATTAGATTATATATTAAGAAAGAATCAGATACCTATTCGTGAACTGAATGAAGAGAATGATGATAATTACAGAAGAACTAAAGAAGTATTGGCTAAGGCAGCTACCGTAGGTGGTGCTGGGTGGGGAATTAGTGCCTTAGGATATCAAGGGTTAAAATATAGTGGTGCTGGAACTGCTATAGGTAAAAGAGCTGGTAAAATGAGTACAGTAGTAGAAACTTTTTATGATAAGGGTAGGACAAAAAGAGATAAGCAAAAATTAATGGCTCAGCATATGATGAACAATGAGAAGGATGAGATACAAAAAATAGTTAAACGCCATGCTCCTATGCTAAAAAATGAATATCCAAAGATGCAAAGACAGATTATCCAAGATGAAATGAATAAGTATGGTGAGAAAACTTTTGCTGAACATAGGGCTAGATTAGATGTTGAGAAGCATGAAAGAACAGCAAATATAAGAGGTCGTGATTCTGGCGGTTATAAATATACAACTCTAAAAAGAGCTCATAGACATGAAAAACTTGCACAAGAAATGATAGATTGGACAGAAACTGGTAAAGTTAATGTAGATAGGTTAAGAGCTAATGGATTAAGTGAACCTATATTAACAGATATGAAAACTGCATTTGGTACTGGTGAAGGACTTTCTGATCATTCAAGAGTTTTAACACAACATGGAAGAACATTGCATCCTGATTCTAAAATATCAATTTCAAAAATTCTTGACGTAGGCGGTGATAAGAAAGCTATTGTTAAGTCAGTAAAAAGAGATGCTCAATATCAAATGGGTGAATATGTCATGAAGTATGCAGATTTAGATGATCCTAAAAGTATTGAGAAATATGCTAGGGAAAGAATTTATAGTATGCAAAAAAGAAGTATAAAGGGATTTAGAGTTGCTTCAGCTAATGTTCTTCATGAACATATAGATGATTTAGATTTAGAAGTTAGAAAATTTATGCAATCTTTTAAATATAATAAAAATACTGGGATAGCAAATATTGTTTTATCCCCACAATATAAACCACATTATCTTGTTGGCGGAGTTAATGCCAGTGTTAATTTGAGAAAATCAAAGGGTCGTGTTTTTAGACAGCATATAAAAGGCGGTATACCAAGTAAGAATATAAAAACTGATATTTTAATATCAGATAAGTATGATGTGCTTACTAATAATGATCCCTTTCAAAGAAAGGTTCACTTTAATGTTGTTACCTCACGAGATGTAGCAAGAATTAGTACTAGAGAACAATTAAAAACTGCTATAAAAGCTGGTAAATGGGAAAAAGCTATGGAGAAAGCTCTTAGGCTTGGCACAAAAGGTTTGATAAAGTTAACAAGAATTGGAAGATATATGAGATAAAGATAGGGGAGACCGAAAACAGTAAACGATCTCCCCTCTTGTGGAAGGGATAGACTACTGGACTAGGGAAATAAAGGAAAACCTAGTCGTTTAGCGTAGTTCTATCTTTGCAAGAAATTCTTAAAATATTGACACCCTTCTTTTGTATCTACAACACATGGTTTATTTTCTAACTTGTCATCAATGTGTAAAAATACTGGGGCACAATTATTTCTTTTAAGATAAGCTCTGTCTATGTGGATCATGCAGCCAAGACAGTTACCTAAGTACCAATTGGCACACTTAAGCTGAGCTTTCCTCTTCTTCTCTGTTTTCATCTTTTTCTTTATGATTATGTTCGTCTGCTGTCGTCGGTTCGAATTCCCTGCGTTCTTTCTCCTCCATCAGCCTTAACATATACGCTGATAAATATACGGACAAATCAAGTGCTTCTTCAACAGCTTCATAGAAATTATCTCTTGTTATATCATCTCTAGGCATTATTGGTACATTTTGATGATATTGCTCTGCACCTATATCTAATCTTTTTTTGATTAAATCAATAATTAAGTCATTGTTTTGCTCAAGGTCTTTTTTATCACCTGATTTCTTATACTTATCTATTTGTTCTTGCATTGCATCTATTCTAAGAGCCATTTGTTTTATAGTCCAGTCGGCTTCCAGCAATGATTGTTCTAGAAAGCCGACCTTGTTCTTTAGTATTTGTTTATTGTTCATTAAATTCTATCTAATTTATTGTATGGTAAGTTATAACAATCTACAGAAACTTTCCAATTATTTGAAGAGTCTATATCTCCTCTAGAATAAAATGTGGCTTGTTTGAAATATTCTTTCGCATCTTTTTTACCACATATCCATGATTTAATTGGTGTATTATCGTTGAATTGTATACTAACAAATACATATATGTCTGGATTTTGATGTCTACTATAATCAGCAACACTTGCATCATAGAAACCTTTTGGGGGAACTGTTCTACGCTTAGTTTTTACTTCTATCTTCTGATTATCTTTTACTAAATCGTAGCTATATTTTTCATCACCTTCATCGGTACTAATTTGTAAGGCTTTCATATAATCTGCTACAATTTCTTCACCAAGATAACCAGCAAAATTACCTTCTCCACCTAAAATAGAATTACTAATTTTTCCTAAATTTTTGGCTTTTTTCTTAGCATTTGATACCATTTCTTTTGTAAATGGTGCTTCAATAATATTATCAATCATATTCATCACATATTGATTCAGAATATGGAGTTAATTTATTATAATCTTCTTCAATACCTGTTTCAGAGCCAACTTCTGTTTGTCCATCTTGGACTGGAATCCTTTTTTGTCCAATGTCCTTAGATTCCATTTCATCTTCAATGTCTCTGATAAGATCAGAACACCTATCTAATTCTTCGATATCATTATCATTTATATAAAGATTAGCCCGATGATTACTTAATGCTGTCATAAGCATTTCTGTCTGTTCTCTAGTTAAGTTCAATATCTTCCTCCTTTTGCTAGCTTTCGTAGCACATATTCTTTTGTTTCGTCTTCTAAATTTTCTACCCATTTCATAAGATATTCAAATTCATCTTCCTCTAATGGGCCTTTTCTGGTGTTACATGATTTGCAAATTAATTGTAGATTATCAATGATGGAATCTCCACCTTTTGAAAGTGGGACAATATGATCACATACCATATTTCTTAATGTCATCTTTCTTTTACAATATTTGCAGCCGTCACCATAGTTAACATAAAACATTTCACGAAGATCATCCATTTCAATCATAAATATTACATTTGAATCTTCTGATCGTTTTTTAAGGGAGGATTTGAGACTTTGCATCTTTCTTTGTAGCTTTGTGTAAGCAATCTTCCAATAAGTACGATGATGAGGTTCTAATACCTCTTTAAATGCTTTCTTATCATATTTCATAATTATAAGGGCTCAGCGTTTTTTGCATTACTTCGCTTGTTAAAAGGCTTATGATACATCGCCGGGCGTGTAAGAGGTCTTTGTCCTCCCCCTTTCAATCAACTGAGCCCTATATAATTTATGAACAAAAGAATGCATTATACAACCATTATGTACGCTTTACTCTTTTGACTCGAGAGATATTGATACCTTCAGGCATATCATCACCAGCTTTATGAGCTGATATTGCTGCCTTTCTAGCTTTCACTTTATCTAGTTTCTCAGTAAAATGAACTTTCTTAAAATCATCTGATACTGCATGTGGATCAACTTCTACTCCACCATAGGTTTCATAGAGTTTGTATCTTGCAGTATTAGTTTCATAAACACCATCATCATTGCCAATTTCTAGAATAACAGCAGGAAGAAGCGTTTTATTAAAGTAATCCATAGTCTTTTCAAGGCCTCTACGACGAGATTTTAATCTATCAATCTCTTCTTTCAAAGCCTCTACCTCAGCATCAATGAGATGTTCTCTCTTGCTAAGCTCAACCATAAAATAATCAACATTATCGAGTTTGTTTCTTACTTGCCGATGAAGTGTCATACGATGTTCTTCAAGCTTTTTCAAACTATCCATATCAAGATCGGGTAACTGTCCAAGCCACTCGATTTCTTGATTAACATCGATAAGTTCACCAACTAGTTCTTTTGTAGTAGCCATTTATACTCCTCTTTCATCTACCATTTGGAATTTACCATTACCACCATTGAAGATATTCTTCTTTTTTAATCTGAATGATGGTTGCCATTCGAGTTCTACATCAAATAGATCACCATCACTGTTCTTAAATAAAGATACCTTTTTCTCTGGGTCATCTGACTTACCAGTGATTCCAAGTACTTTTCTAGATGCATTTTCAATTGCTCCACTTCCTTTTGCAGCATACAAATCCATAGTTTGACTTCTGGAATATTCTCTGCTTACCTGTGAAATTTGGATAATTATTATATCTTCGTTCACAGCCATATTGGAAAATGAATGACTAATATAATTTAATTTCTCATATTCTCCTCTTACATTGTAGGGAACATCAATTAAATCTATATAGTCCACGACTACACATTTAGGTTGAAATTTTCTTATCTTTTCTTGTACCTGTTGTACGCTAGGACTAATAGACTGAATTGCTATATGACTTAAGTCATCTTTATGATGCTGATAAAGTTCTTTATAGTTTTTAATTACATTGTCTTTACTCCCACCTGATACAATTTGTAAATTTCTTCGATGCATTACAAATCCAGATAGTTCTAATGATAAGAACAGTGTTGGAATTTGCAGCTCACTCTCTATTATGTCGAGGTTTGCATTATATCCTAACACTATGTTTTGTGCTAACGCTGTTTTGTTAGCCCCTGTCGAACCGAATATAGTGACTAATTCACCGGGGTATATAGTCGCATCTGTCATATATACGCCTAACTGCCTAGCTAGGTCTATAGTTCTGCCCGTAAAATCGGTTTCTAGCCTTGCAGCTAAGTCCGATTGTAAATCTTCACTATTCTTTATGTCTACAAGATAGTCTTTTCTTTTATAGTAAATACAATTTGGTTTACAATATTTCATCATTAGTTCATCTTGACAACCATATTTGTATCCACCACGATAAGTATCTTCTACCTTCTTTAAAACTAAATCTTCCCTTAGTTGATTATTATTCCATTCAAGAAGTGATGCTTTTGTTGCAACACTTGGTATACCATGTCTGAAGAAATGGGATGCTATTCGCATCATAGTATTATTTCTTGATCCCTTTTCTGGGCCAAGTGAATACATCTTCTGTACGCATGGTACAATATTCTTAGGTTCTACGCTTGATTCCATTGTTCTAATCTTTGGAACAGTCATAGCGATCTTATCTTCTAATTCTCCATCACCCCAGATATTTTCAACAAAATAATGTCTACGACTCGCAGCCATTCTATGTATATCTTCAAATGATAGATTTTGTATTTCAGAATATGAAAGTGGAATTTTATATAGAGATGATTTTTGGTTTAGAGTGTCTCTGCACCTGTAGATCGAAGTTCTGTTATAGACTGCTAAATCTATTTCACTGAATAAATTGTTCATAGTTTCTTTAACAATAAATGGTAAGTCTTTATTTCCTGACGGAAAATTAAATACTTCCCCACTTATCATTATATGATATCCAGTACCACTAAAGAAAACTTGATAAGATTCTGGGGATACATTCAGCTCTTCTAATTCAAATAATACACCTTTTGTTTTATTTAGTGTATGTTGATCTGAATCTTGTCCTTTATCTATATCAATTAATACATTTTTTATGTATCTTTTACCAATAAAATCTTTAAGAGTTTTTCTTATCTTAAAATATTCTTTGGCCTCTTCATCATATAGATATAAGCTTTTATATACAGCATTATTCTCACCATGTTCAATAATAACATCTATAACTTGTTCTTCAGGAATAAGAAGCCCTCTATTACGAGGGCTCCCTATTGCTACTTCGTTAAAGAATGACACTAAAAAGAAGTTTGTGTTCCACCAGAAGCAGTGGTACTTCTAGGTGATACACTATTAACAACTTTCTCATTTGCGTCGTGCTCAACAATATACTTTTTAGCCTTCATGAAGTTAATATAACTTTCAAGATCAGTCCGACCTTTTTCGTCATTTTTAACTACCTTAGGGCATACGGTTGGGTAAGCTCTTTTTGCCTTATCATCCCATTTGCTGTAAACAAAAATATAATAAGGTGTATCATGGTTGTCTATTCCATAATTGGCTTGTGTAAAATGAGCATTTAATGTTAGTGCGACATCGTCTTCTAAGACATTATCATCACCATCAACCCATTCTCCTTTGGTATTTATACCACCGTCCCATCCGAGAGCATCTGTTAAGTAGAGTATCTTTTTTAACAAGCTACTATCACCAGAAATAGTCCCATCTGATTCATAATCAAAACTTCCCAATAAATTATATTTAGTAGGAAATTGACTATTCTCATTCCTGAAATGTACCTCTATGTACACATCCAGATTTTCATATTGATCTGATTTATTAACAAAATCAGTTAAAGCAACATCTTGGAATCCTAACCAAGGGCTTTTACCTGAATTTGTTCTTTTAGCTTCGTAAGAACCTCTATACGGCATACGCTACTCCTTTTCTTTGAATTTAAGGATTTCGTTCATTACACTATCGTAATCGAAATCAAGAACTTTTTGGGCAAGCGGTTTCAATCTGCTGCCCACAGCTCTTTCATCATAAGATTGGAAAGAAATATAGAACTTTCCATCTTCTTTACTTGCGGTAGTGTATCCAATTACATCTGCTGAAGCAGTTACTCCAATTGCCAGACCTCCCGGCAGTTGTGGCCCCAGTTGACTCTTGCCGTCTGTGACTGATGTTGGTTTTGCATGACTTACTAGAACAAGATTCTTATTTAAAGATTTGCACAGCCGTTGAAATTTCCTGATTATATCAAGATTTTTCTTTCTAGCTTGTGCCCAGTCTTGTCCCCATGAGCTTGCATCACCCATTGCTACTTGACCTCTTTCATCACATACTTCGTCTTCTATCCATCTATTTATGTGATCAAGAGTATCAATAGCAATTGTATCATAAGGAAGCTTTTTCAAGTTTTCCTTAAGCCAGTAATATACCTCTACCATGGAATATACTTCCATTGGTTCACCTACACTATCACCAGTTCTGTGATAATGATCTCTTTCGTCATTAGGAATAACTTCTGTCAAAGGGGTTCCCTTTTCAACAATTTGTTTTCCTTCAAACATTTGAGGTCTAGTAGGTGTATTTAGGCATGTTACTGTAACTGTATTTGCTTTATCAACAAAATCTGAGCCTAAGTCTGTATCTATTAAGAGACATCCGTCTGCTCCATTTTTACTCCATTGACTAGCTTGTGTTGATTTACCCGTTTTGGGTTGACCGATAAAATACCAAGTCAACCCATTGGGCAACACTTTCCAATCAGTAGATATTTTCCTAACTTTAATATCCATATACCATCCTATGTATTAATTATTAACTGTTCAGTTCGCATTTTTAATGGCATTAAGCCTATCCAAATGTACAAGTAATAAGGTCTTTTTGCAACTACATTAAAGACTTGGTCAACACCAAAACCTCCAACTATAGCTGCAGTAAAGATAGTATGCTTCATTGTACAAGGCTCTTCTGCTATCTCATTTGTAGGTAACCAACTATCAAGATACTTATCAAATTTCTTAGTAGCTGTTACAATTTCCATAGCCATAGCACCCATACGCAAATCTATAAAGAACTGTCTATTAGGTTGTTCTAACCATTTATTATAGGCAATTAATCTACCCTCCATATTGTCTAAACAAACAATCATTTTAGGGAACGTAGGACTATCTTCATCATAGAGTTCATCTTTACAGTCAATACTCTGTGTATCATCCATATATGAGTATCCTATAGCATTCGCAGCAGTAGACTTATATCTACCACTAAAGGCTTGAGGATATAATGTGGTTGATAAATTATGCTCTTCAAGAGTATCATGATCATAACCTATTATTTTCCTAAAACCCATAATGGACAACAGAGGTACCAGCTGTGAACCGATACCTCCTAATCCAACTAAACCAATTTGATCTAGTTTTTTCTGTGGGATTAAATCCTTATTTCTTAGAAACCTATTTTGATTGGTCATACAAGATAACCAGTTTGATAGGGATCATAAGGATATAATAACTTCATTGCAGTTAACGCATCAATACCAAGTTTACATAATTTATTTTCTGCATCAATATCAGTTAACTTACCTTGAAAGTGTAATTCAACAATAGTATCTATCTTTTGTTGTTGTACACTGGTAACTTTACTATCTTGAAACAGTCTTGTCTGATTATGATTAGATTGATGTTGATTAATCCAATTATTCTGACCATTGTAAACTTGAGTACCTGCATATGTTTTAATTTGAGTAGATACTGGAACTTTATTATCCTCAATCTCTTTTGCTATCAATTCCCATTCTTCTAGAATTTTGATATTATTTTGGATATCTATATCACTCTCATCTATTAGAACACAATGAGAAGCTTTATATTGATCTTTATATCCAAATCCAAAAGCTTCAGTAGCTTTACCTGAACTTGCCACTACTAAACTACCATAGAATCCTTCATTTGGTGCCATATCTTCTATAGTACTTTGATCTGTACTAGATAAGAAAGCTCCCATAGTATTATGGCTATGAATTAGTCCAATATTAGCTTTTTTAGTAGCTGGACACTCCGTGAATGTTTTCTTTAGAATTTTAGCCATATCATCTGATTCAAACTCAGTTGATGCAGCACTACCTAAATTCAAAGGATGGAAATGTATTATTTTCCACTCTTTAGGATATCCATCTTCATCAGTCTTAACCTTGTACCAAGCAGGGCCAGACCACTCTAATTTCTTGAACTTAGTCAAAAAATAGAGGTATTTGTTGTGTATTTTCTTCGGTATTATTAGTTTGCACATTTTTCTCTAACCTCCTTAGGTTCATTCTGTAATGGAATGCTAAGCATTCACGTTCAATATGTAGCAATTTTTCTTTTAACTTATGATATGCTACCACTAGTTCTTTCATATCTTTAGGAACACGTTGGTCTACAAATAGATTGATAATATTATTTATACGTTTACTATCATATGTTGCACCAATATCTCTCCAAAAGAGACCCTTATCTATTACTGGTATTCTATCTGTAACATTATCTACAGTACTTAGATAAACTTCTTCATCCATTAGTTCATAATGAAAATGTTCTTGCACAAGATCATTCATAGCATTATTAAAATCTATTTTATTTAATATTCTTTGGTATCTTGTTCTTAAACATCGTCTTACTCTTAATCTTCTGTTATGTAGTTTTCTTTCAATTGGTTCTTTTAAACTTTTAGCAGTAATAGTACCACTATAAGGTTGAGCTCTGTGAACTAATCTTTTAATATTTGATTCAGTATAGTTATCACAGAAATTTTGTAATGCTACATCATGAAAATGATAATACTTACCCCAAAGTTTAATAAACCAAGGAACTATATCATCCTCTCTTATCAAAGTTCTATAAGAACTAATATCAGATGTAGAAAACCAAGCAGCATTTATAGTTTCTGACATACATGCTAAGATTCCTTTCATCTTTGTATAATTAGTCCAACTTTGTCCAGTATCATCAAAATGAGTCAGAACTCTTTGAAAACTAAATGAGTAATTATTCTGTTCAAACTCTCCATCATTATTAATTTCAAGAATAATATGGTTCATATTATTTCTGAATCTATGATTTCCACTAATAGTCCATGATTTATGATGATCACTATTTATATTAGCACCAGCTTCAAGACATGCTTCAGCTATTTCATTAGATATAGAGAGTCCATTATTTCTTATGTTGTCTCTATTAAATATCAACTCTTCAGCTAATATCATCTCAGACTTTATTTGTACTAAGAAATTTATAGCATCTTCAATATTTTCATATTTTATTAAAGGAAGCCAACTTCTAATAAATTCTATACAGACTTCTTCTGGTATATCTCTTCGTAAGACTCTATTTTTCAGATTTTTGATTCTACCAATAGTAATCTCTTCATTGCCAAGTTCTGTCTTTATTTGACGCCTATTAATATTCCAGTATGCTGATCTACCATTCCAAGTATTTAAGAATTGGTTACAAGTCATAAGAAACATTAAGAAGTTGCCCAGTCGCCACAATTTCACATAATCAGGGCCAAATGCACCTGTACAAGGATTATGTCCCGAGATATGTGGATGCCAACATTCTACTGCTTGGCGAAAATTGAAAGAAGGCTTATCACCTTTTTCTATAACTGAATTGAAATAAGATATCATAGGATGTTGACCATAAGAATATGTCAACTTCATGTATACCTTTTCAAGGTATGTTATTCTACGACCTCTTAGTTTGGGTATTCCCATATAAAATACTAAAGCTCTATCATCATTTCCCTCTGGATCATTTTTGTACCCATCTATGGCAACAACGCCATATTTTTTATTAGGGTCTTTAATCTTGTTCCAAATCATATCATAATATTTGTCTAAATTTTCATAGATTTCAGTCTGTTCATCTATTTTAAACATTTTATTAATTAATTTAAGAATTCTTTCTTTGTATCCCACAGAAGTATGCTCAATTGGCATATCATTTATGTCTACAACAGGTGATAAGGCTTTTGGTAATGCATTGTATACTTTTGTCATTACTCTATCTCCTATTATTATTTAAGTTATTAAATTCACTTAAAGTGGCAGAAGCTGGCTTTATACTATAAATAGTACTCCACCAGCTTACTGCTGTCTCAGACGATTAGCATCCAGAGGATACTTTACTTCGCTGAAATGATACAATATCATCGTCAGCTAGGTGTTTTGAGGTTTTAACCTCATCATCATCGACATACACTTTTACCCCAGTTAATGAAATATCCATAATCCTAGCTAATTCAGCTGGAGTATTTCCTTCCATTTCTCTGGGCATACCACCGTTGTGATATGAAACTACTGTGACGTTAGCCATGGTAGCACCTCCTTAATTAAGGTTTAGGTTGATCAATTAAAAGTGTCACTCTTTAACATTGTACACGTTTCTTATTTTATTTGAAACTCTGCACACCACTCGGATCATTATTACATACGTATGCAACTATGTTTTTTTTTAGGTCTACCGGGTTTCCGTTTAACAGGAATTTGCTTTGACCAGTAATATACTTGTCCTCTAAGTCTCTTCATTTGATATCTGAGTCTCCTTAGGGGTAAAATATAATACAAGGACATAAGAATTACGCCTGTTGCGAATCCACCGAGTAATATAACTACTTCAAATATAGTCATTTTTTCTCCTTTTCAAGTATTACTTTAACTAATTGTCTTATCTTAGCTAAAGCTCTTTGTTTAAAAGGCTCGTCAAAAGGTGCTTTAATATCCCATACTATCAGTTCCTGATCTCTTTTGACGGACTTATCTGGAATAAAGTAAGCAAATACATAGCCATCGCCATCTCCTTTACTTACCCTTCCTTCAAAGCTTGTTTTCTTTAGATGATTCGTTTCATAGAATGCATCTACTTTTGGGTCATCTTCATCCATCTGTATTGACATACTCATACAATAGGGCTGTTGCCCTGCCCATTTCTCATGGCTTTTTGCCACCTGATACTATTGTATCTATCTCTCAACTCGTTATATCTGGTATGTCCTGCTCCACCTTCTTTTAATTTACCATCATCGATGAGACTTTTATAAAAATTTATAATTCTCAAGAGTCTTCTTTGTGCGATTCCTTCTGGTTGATTCATCTTCTTCCTTTCTTTAATTTAATTATATCTTCGTGTTGTTTTTCTATAATCTTATTTAATCTTAGAATTTCTTTGTCTTTTCCATAAAATTTTTTAAACCATTGATTAATACGATTACGTTCTTTTCTGTTTTTATGAGAACAATAAGACTGTGTAACATATATTATCTCTTTATTATTAGAGTCTTTAATAGATATAACATTTTTACTAATTTTTTTAATTGTCATTTGTTTTCCTTTTTAATTAATGAGCCGTGCAAGTTTCTAAAACTCTGTGTAGCTTTCGCTTCCCTTTAACACGGCTCTTTTCGATGAAATTCTGCGAAGTGGTTGCCATACCAAGTATCACTTTTTTAAAGAGTCAGCCTGTTGACCTGTTGTCTTTTTAACCAACGACATACTCTTTCCCCTTCGCTTTGGGCTTGGGGGGTTAACATTTGTTATCTTTTTAAGTAATTCTTTCTTCGCATTCATTTCAGTTTGAATAAGTTGTATTGCTGCGTCTTCTTTTGCTTGCTTTATCTGCGTTTCTATCCAGCATTCAATAGAGTTTTCAATTGACTCAATACTACCATCTGTAATATCCATCAGTCCGTAAATCCTTTTTTGAACCAATATTCACGATTTTTAGTATCATTAGGTGATTCTGCCTCATTTTCAGTAAAATGAGCATCAATAGCATCTTGAATTGATATTTTTGGGGCTGTTTTCTTTAATACCTCTGTCCAAGAAGTATTTAAAAACTTAAGTAAGATTTTATTCTTTGCCTCAAGAGCATCAATTCTCATATCAGTCTTTATCATAAAATTTATTGTATTGTCTTCATCTATACGATGAGCTTCATCAAGACAATTCATTCTATAATCTAACTTATTCATTTTGTCGCATATCTCATGTATTTTATGGGCTGTCATTACGACAAATATGCCCATTAATGATACGAGTAATACGAATGAGTAAAATACTGGGCTACTCATAATTTGCCCTCCTTTTGATCATTTCTGAATACTATTTTACAAGTATCCAATGTTAATACAGTATGTTTACCTCTTTGATAAGTACCTACATACTTATCTGGGTACTTATTGATTATCTCTTTAATAGAGATTTCTTGCAATCTATATCGATTGTCTTTGTTATGATTTTTCTTTGTAGTCATTACTCATCCTTTTTGAAAAATTATTGGACGACAGGGTTCAGATGTTGGCCTGTACTCGGGCCACCTGCAATGAGTGAGGTTCTGAAACAGTATCTGATCCATTGTTTCACTTCTCATACCATTAATAAACCCCTGCGGGTGTTCTGTCCTATGCTCAGCTTGGCACACAGGCTTCATCTCAGGCACTCGCCCGTCAATGATTTTTTACAGTATTAATGTTGCTTATGCCCCCATTCCAAGGGCATTATTAGCATACGTCCAAATATAATATTAATTGTCAAATGTTCATTAAAAATATAATAAAGAATACATCTACATGCAAGCTTATCTTACACTTCGTTGCGATGATAACTTTAGCAAATTTCGGTATCTCAGTAGGTGCAAGCTTATCAGGAAGTTCTCCCCTTCCCTCGCTAACCGTTCCTTGATTATCTTGTTGGATAATAATCTGAGATTATACCGCATTTATAAAAGTAAATAAAATTATAATAACTAAGAGGAGTAAATAACATCGCCCTGTTAGAGGCTATAGATTTGTTGACATAGTGTATTATCACTAATTCCACTACATTACCACGCATCTATAGCTTAAGTAGCATTTGTCTTACCTACTCCTCATAATTTGATAGAACCACGTTTTTATAAAGTGTGTGGACACTCTGCTTTATACTATCTTTAGTCATGATTCTTACCAGAACCTAAGCTCCTTGCACCGCATGCCCGGTAGTGTTTTATTAATACCAAGATATTAATCAGGCACACTATAAGCCCGATGTTTAATAAATACTCAAGATACATACTATATTAATCCCTTCATTCTCTTCTCTATTAATTTCCCATATTCATCTGCTTCAGCTATTTTAGCTTCAAGCTTAGCCTTTATTTGGGCTAATTGCATCTTATCCATCTCTTCTTTGGTTCTTCCATTACCAAATTCAATATTATATGGATATTCATCATTCATTATTATTACCTCTTTATTAAGGAAATATGAGAGAATATAGTCGCTGGGCTCCTTCACATCATCTGTTACGGATGTCCTCCTTACAGAGTGCAGGACACTTCCCAATATTGCATGCTTTACATCCCTATTGGGCTTCACATGACCACTGCTTCATTAAGCTCAACTTCGAGGGGTATGGTACCCTTATATTCTCTCATAATCCGAGTAATGTGTTTCATCAAGAGTTCAAATAAGGGCTGTATCATCTACGACTATTTTCCCTATGAACTTGCCTTGTTATCCCACATTTGATTGTTAAAGATTTGAGAGATAGGTTATAATACTATGGTATAACCCATAGTATCCATCTCTCCTCCATGGACGCTCTGTTACTTGATACTTAGAATCTCCAGCTTCTAAGCGTTAACACAATCCACAATTGTCCCTGCTTTCTTAGCATACGATACATTTAAGTTGTGTACAAATGTACCTTTTGGGATAAGTCTTTAGTTGATACATACCTGTACCAACCCTGTGTTACTATTATAGCGTCCTGCTCATCGTAATAGTAACACACTAAAAAGGATAGTACATACCAACTGTTGCTTGCTCAACAGTATGTACTATCCGTGCAGGTGGACTACTACCAGCTAATGCTGTCCCTGAGGACAACAGGCTTGTAGTAGGCTACTGCCGATGGAGGAAGCTCATCAGTTCCCTTGAACTCTGTGGGCTCTCCTACCAATCGGTAGTCGACACCTTCAGTAACTTGCAATGGTTGCTTAAGCTTCTCTGAAGCTTTGGCTATCTTTGCAACAGTTTTGGCTGGTATGACCAGTCTAAACTGCTTGGTTACTTGGAGTGTACGAACCTTGAGATTAGAGGTGTAGATGATTCTACCATCTCTATCTCGTTCTGGTTCGAACTCTCCCCTGAAGGTACGACCTGCTGATGTGTTGCTGAAAACTGCGTCAGAGACGAAGTTGTCAGTCTTTTTATCAGCCATATCACGTACTCCGTGGTTATGGGTTATAAGAAGATGGATGCCATAGTATCCACATAAGACACATCTAAACATCCCGAGATGTTGGCAGGGGGCAATACATTGCGTTAAGCTCGACCTCGATAGATTTCAACGGGCAAGGCACCCCATGCCGGTGAAATCCGAGGGGGAGTAGCAACCTGTATATCCCGTACTCCCATTCTAGAGTAAGTTTCTAGGATTCCTTGCTTTATTTTAAAATATTTTTTTATTATTTTTTGGATAATCCCCTAGTCCCTTGCTATTACAGCACTTATCTAAGGAGCGTTAAAGTGATACTTTACTATTGTATTATATAGTATTTCTTATTTAATTTTGATTAAAAAGAAAGTATGACGCTTTTATGATAAGTCTTTGGTAACATGGTAACTAACAGACCCCAGAAGAGGGGAAAGAAGACCTCACAGGGTTCTTCTACCCTCACGAAGTATGGCCATAGCGGCTCTAAAAGGCGTTATATTAAGAGATATAGAGGTCAAGGCAGGTAAGGAGAAATAAGTGGCAGGATTCAATATAAATAGTTATATTAAGAGCGATGAATCGTTGGATTATCAAAAGATTTATAGAGATATGGAAGAAATAACGGGCTTCATGGCTCAGACAAGAAGAGAAGATCATTACCACAGAGTCGTCGGACTCTTCGAGAGTCTTAATAATG